GTGCATATGCCGACTGCCCATCGCCACTGGTATCCATGCCATTGTGACTGTGATTTTCAATGTTGGTAAAACGACTGCTCCAATTTTGTGTAACATCGGCGGTGTATAAATTATACCTAATAGGAATGCCCAGTGGCTTGAGAGCCATGCCAGCCACATTTACGGAAAAATTACGATTCAAAGAATCAACCGCTTGAATGTTAGTGAGCAGTGCACTGTCAAGTCCGGGCACACTGAGAGATCCTGCAATTGGTATGCGTGTTCCTGTGCGTCCTGTAAGAGAAATTGTCAAAGATCCAATGGGGTTCATGACCGATTTAAGATCCAATACCGGCATACCATCCACCCAGCTCACAATACTTTTTGCTAGAGCTTCGTTGGCTTCGGCTGCGCTCATCCAGGGCCAGGCCTGTTGAATAACTGCCACTGTGGCTGGTGCAGTCACTGTTCCTGTGGAACCAATCAAACTGAGATAAACAGCAATTTGCGGAACACCACTGCTGTCAGTTGTTTCCACTCCGGTCATTAGATACCGTTTGCCATTGGGTCCAGCCACAATAGTAATAGATTGATTTTGCACAGCACTAGCACTCATTGACTTGGTTTGATTTGCAAAATCTGAGAAAACCTGTGTGTAGCTCTCTACAAATTTGCCTTCCTTGGTTGCCAACAGCACCGACGTAGATGCTTGCCCGGTATAGTCTGTTGCTGAAATCAAAATGTCAACCAACCCGTCGTTGTTGACATCGATCAGTTGTGGATTGTAAGTGGTAGTTTTATTGGTGTTGTAGTTGACTAAAACACTGTCAGTGACATCGGTAAAACTGCCGCCGCCGTTGTTTTTAAGAAATTGAACTTCACTGTAACCATGTGTGTTTCCGTTTTTTGGCATGGTGCTGAACACAACAACATCAGGTCGGCCGTCGTTGTCAAAGTCCATAGTGATGTTACGGACTGCATGCGGCTCAACAGTAGATTGTGAAACAACACTGGACCACTTGGATAAACTAAAACGATCCGGCGGAAGATCTGCAATTTTTGTCAAAACTAATTTTCCGTTGGACACGCTCCATGAAAATAATTTTGTGTCGTTGCTGCCACTATCGCTTGTTGGAGCATCAGTCAGCACTATAGTTTGTGTGCCATTGCCCAAATAGTCTGCAACACTGATGCCGGCGCCGCCACCGAATGTATCACTGCGATACACAGTGAAGTTTCCTGTGCTGGATCCAAATGCCACAGCTGGCTTTTGATTAACAATGTCTGTGACCACAATGTCTGCATAACCGTCTCGGTTAAGATCCACCACTATGCTGTCATGGGCACCAACATTACCAAAGTCTATGTTGGTTCTTGTAAACCTGTTGTTGCCATTGTTAATAAACACAGGCATGGATGAATGGATGTTTGTGTCCGAAAATGTTGCGGCAAATACGTCAATTTTGCCATCACCGTTGAAATCACCAAATCTAACAGTGGTGCCGCCAAGATATTGACTGTCTGTTCCGGGCATCCATGTTGAAGTTTCGTTTTTAAACGAACCTGAATTGAACCCGTAAATTTGAAGTTTTGAGTCCTTCCACCCGCCTGTGGTGTATTGACTGTTAAAAGCCACAGATGAAACAACAACTTCGTCCACGCTGTCGTTGTTTAGATCTTTTGTGAATATTTCTGTAGATGGAGTTACATAAACCGACGTCACCAGGGGGCTGTAGTGATTTATACCGGTTGGTGTATAAAACGGAACATCGCGAAGAAGTAGGGAGCCGCTACTTCCTCCGCCGCCACCGCAGCCAGATAATACTAAAGTAAACAGAATGAGTGCAAAGTATTTCATGCACTCATTGTAAGCTAGGTTTATTTTTTAGTCAACATCAACGGGGAGCAAAGTCCTGTTGCAGTTTGATATTGTCAAAAAACTCTTTTTTCACGCCCGGATCAGTTTTGAATGCACCGTGTAAAACTGTGGTTTGGGTGAGGCTAGAGTGTGCCATAATACCACGGTTCTCACAACATCCGTGGGTAGCTTGGATATAAACCGCAACGTCCCGGGAGCCAGTTGCCGCTTCGATTTCTCTTGCAATATCCATACATAGTTCTTCTTGGAGAGTTCCCCGTCGAGCACACCATTGTGCAATACGTGTGTATTTTGATAGTCCAATGAGTTTAGGCCCAGCAATGATTCCAATGTAAGCCACACCCGACACAGGTTGGTGATGATGCGAGCACATGCTCTTAAGCTCGCTTCGCACAACCAACATACCTTCATATTTCCCGTCTGTGTCATTTGGAAATGCCGTAGCATTGGGACTCTCCTCATACCTGCCTGCCATGATTTCATACACATACATCTTTGCTAAACGTCGAGCTGTTCCCACAGAATTAGGATCTGTTTGTCGATCAATGATCAAACTGTCCAGCACACCTTCAAATTTGCCAGTGAGTTCGTCCACTAGCAAGTCTTTTTCTTTGTCGGTGATCCACTGACTGATGTTGTCACCGGCCCAGAATCGGCCGCCTTCGCGTTGAATACGTTTACGAATTACTTGTGATAGGTTCAAACTGTTGTCGGTCATTGTTAATCTCTAATAGTGATAGTTCTTAAATCTGGATAAGCAACTGGTCGTGGTGGAGGACAAAACTCGCGTAACCCTTGTAGCAGTGCAAGTCCTTGCACAGCTTCTTCGGGTGTGGGTTTGTAATGATATCCAACTTCAAATTCCTGTTGTGCCACCCAGGGCGATATATTTAGATCTCGTCCATCATATCGCATACGAATTAGTCTGCGATATGTCTGTTCGTTGTCTAACAGTATAGCACCCCCGCGGCCTATGTGTAAAGGCTTGTCATGCCCAAAACTCAAACATTGCATTTGTCCAGCTCGATACATATTGGGCTCAAGTCGCCGAGCACTATCCCAAATTCTTGTGCCGTGAAATTGATATTCTCCAATCCACTCTTCTTCTCGAAAATAGTAACGAATACCCAGCTTGTGCATGGTCATGGGAATGCTCAAATAGCTGTAGGGAGTCATCACCAGTTCTTGCACACGATCATGCCGCAAACACAGTTCAATGGCGTGAGTGCAGCAGTCAGTCATGACAACATAAGGTGCACCAGTAAACTCTGCTAGTTCTTGTTCAAATTTTAAGATCTTATCGAACATACCAATTCCATGCGTGCTGAATCATGTCGTCTAAATTGAAACGTTGCCAACGCACCAGTTGATTGAACTTGCTGGAGTCGGCCACCAAGGCATCCGGATCACCTTGGCGTCTGGGCCCTTGTTTGATTTTAACTGTTTGACCAGTAATACGTTCAGCAGTGGCGATTATTTCTCGATTGCTGGTTCCTTGATTTGATCCAAGGTTATAGATGCCTGCAGGAATTGACGGAGACAAGGCCAATATGTGTGCCTGTGCAATATCAGCCACATGCACATAATCCCGAACACAAGTTCCGTCGCATGTATCGTAATCGTTGCCATACAGTGTAAACTCCTGACTGTCCCTGATGCTTTCTAACACTCGTCCAATGATGTGTGTGGCACCAGGTTCTTGACCGTGACGACCTTGGGGGTCTGCACCGCAGGCATTGAAGTATCTAAAACTCACAAAGTTAGTAGCATAAGCACGATGATAGCTGTTAAGCATCATATCAATCATCAGTTTACTTTCGCCGTATGGACTGACTGGATCAGTGGGTTCAGTCTCACTGATCGGAATCATAGTCGGTTCGCCGTAGGTTGCGGCACTGGAACTAAAAATAATTCGAGTTCTCGGTAATGCTCGCTTGACAACGTCTAACAGTTTCAATGTCTTTGCCACATTATTGTTGTAGTATTCGCCGGGATCAGTCATGCTAGGTCCAACAAGACTTGTTCCAGCACAATGAATAATGGCATCGGGTTGTTTGCCGATAATCCAACTCAATGCCATATCTGATGCAAAGTCTTGATGTAAAAATCCGTTGCAAACTTCGGCAAGATGTTGAGGAGATTTTCTACGGTCAATACCGTAAACTGCATGCCCGAGGTCACGAAGTTGGAGGGCAGTTTGCCCCCCAATGTAACCTGCACTTCCGGTTACAATAACTGTTGCCATTTAATACTTTGCTCCAGCAACATGATCGCGATATCTATTGCCTGCCCTGTTCCACTGTTCGCCTTGCCCGGTAATGATATCAACTACACGGTCCACAGTTCCGTCAGTCCAGTCACTGAGCTTGCCCATGCGTTTATGTGGTGCATTCAGCAGAGGCTGAAGCTTGTCATAGGCATCTTCTAGACTCCAGGGAATGTAAAGCCTATCAGAGTCATTTGCAAAACTTTCAGGGAAACTGCGATAAGCAGGATACAACACGTTACATCCCAGAGTATCTGCTTCGGATACAGTGTTAGATACCCAGTCTTGTAGAGCACAATTAAACAACACACGAGTATCGTTAAGGAGAGCATAATAACTATCTTTCTTCAAGTTATCATAAATCTTGATTTTCCCCTCCGCCTCCATACGGCGGGCACGTTCAATATACTCTGGATTGTTGCTTCGGAGAGGTCCTCCACTGAATATTGCAAATTCACATGGCTCACTGGCCCACCGCTGATACATTTCAATAAGATCCATGAAAAAGCCAGGTTGTTTCTCTTGATCGAACCGAGCTGCGAAACCCACCCTCCGCGGACGGCTATCAAACGACCGGATGTTTTCTTTCCCGCCAATACGGCCAAGAACTTCTGTTTTTCCAAATGCAAGGCCGGAAATGTTGTAGATCGGAGCAGTCCATCCAGCAATGCGCATGTGCGCGACCATTTCCTCGTTGGTAGCCAATACTGCACCCCCCGAGAAAACCACCATTTCATTGACCATTTGTTCATAGAGATCCATCCATCGAGCCATGCCCCACACATGCACAAAGTCATCAGGGTCAATGGCTTGTGCTAGACAACGAACATAGATACGTGGACACTGTTCGCGAGGAATCTGATTCATGATGTAACCAAGGCTTTCGAATCCAGGCTGGAACATGTCTTCGAAATAGATCACATCGTCGCCAGTGACTTTGCCGTTCTTCATCATTTGAACCAAGTTCATCATTTGGCTCATAGAAAAGTAGCTGCGCCCGTGTGCATCCAGCACCTGCCCCACTGAGATAGCTTGGCTGTTGTCGATGGTATTGCCGTGCACGTAGACAACATCCAGTCCACGGCGCTCAAACACACGGCGATTCCATTCAGTTAGTTGTAGTGTGTAGCGGGCTTCGTAACTTTCCAAGCCCATGTAGAATAGTTTTCTCATTTGTCGTAAAGTCCTTGTATTGCGCCACCGGCGATCGCATTCACGGCATTTTGTTTTAGTTGATTCAACACATCTTGATCAACTTTCTGACTCATTTCCGCCGCAGATTGAATAGTATAATACTTTTCATTGGGATACTTGGCATCGTTTGAATAATTTTGAGCCCGAGACTGACGGAACTCATCCTCTACGCGATGCAGTCGTCTATTTAGGTGACCCACCTCTTCGTATAATCTTCTCAATGGTCCTGCATTTCGATCGTGCAAACCATTGACGAGGCTCTCGGAACGTGTCAGTGTCACAATCATCAGGAGACTGCGTAGTGCATTGACCACACGTGGATCAGAACTGGTTGCGGCTTCATCAAACATGTCAACGAAGCGTTCTAGATCAAAGTCCGCTTGATCTTTTTTTCTTGATTCACTCATAAATCAATACTTGGTAGCAAGACGACGGAGATCTTCGTCCCACATGTTTTTGGCACTTTTACCTGAAGTAAATTTGCTGTATTGTTGCCATGCATAACTCTTGAAGTTATACAGATCCGCTTCGTTGAACCTATAACCGTATTCTATCACAAACTCTCGGAATCGATCAAGATCCTCTAGAATTTGAGCAACTTTGGGATTGGGTTTGATTGCGGGTTTAGACATTTTAGTTTCCTATTAGATATTAACAGATTGAACAGGTCGGTGAGTTTCATATTTGATGAGTGCGCCGTTTTCACCATCTTCGGCGACCTCGATCCAGACCGCACGGTCAGGATAGCGTGATGCAATCTGAAGGTAGAGATCATCTGCCATCATTTCGCAAGATTTGTAGTCGAGTTGCAGTGTGCCATTTCGATAAAGATTTTCTAACCAACGCTTGAACTGAATGAATTCAATGTCGCGGTCATTGTGCAGCACATCGATCCACACACAAAAGTGGAAGATATGGCGATGTGGAACACCAAGAAAGCTAACATCATACTCATCACCTGTGGCCAAGGTCGGGTCTGTGGCTGCTGCGGGATAGCGATGGATACCTTCTTTGCGGAATGTGACCCAGATTTTTCGCTCTGCGTGTTGTTTGATTCTTTCGATTTGTTCGCGTTCTGCTTGAATCATAGTGCTTTGATACTTTCTACTGTGATAATTTTGCTGAGTGCATTTCCGAGATCTTTGTCGTCGTGCAAGATATGGAATCCAATGTAATTGGTGTCTTTCTTTTTGTTGTATACCGAAGTTTCAACTGCAAGTCCGCCGTCGCCTCGATATACATCAATTCTAATGTAGTTTGACTCTAGCACTCTGTCTTCCCGGCCGACTTCGACAGTCGGAACATCTTCATCGATTAGCCAATACGCAAATCGTCTTTTTAATTTTGTAATCATAGCGGTTGATCTTTGGTATAATGATCCCAGGGCGTGAACACGCGGCGCTTAATCAACGATTGAACCGAATGGCACCATACACCGGGATTGGTTGCTTGAAAATCTTTGTCGTCGATCTTGATTGTAGCATTATACCCCAGCTGTTGTAAATAGGGCAATTTGGCCGAAATCATTGGAATAAACTTGTGACGCTCGCACATGCCCGATTCTGTTAGTCCTTCCACACAAGCAATGTCAACATCCAGAGTGCACCAAAAATCCTTGTCAAGAAAATGATAGATCATGTGTTCCCATCGAGCCCATTCGCCACCATCGTTGACTTTGAGATTGGGAAAACTTTGATTGGCACCGAAATAGATATGCTCAATGCCGAATGGGTTGTTATCTATATATTGGTGAATCCGGTCGACGGAATGCACCCCCACAACAAACAAAGTTTGTTTTCCAAACGCAGGCGTATGTTCTACTTCTTTACCAGTAAAAAAGTCAATGTTGTCGTGTTCAGGTCTGTTCATGTTCGAGTTTATTTAGATTGTCTATTTCGTCGGCTGAGAAATCTTCTGTATGGTCAGAGTTTACAACAGCAGATGTAGATTGATCAACCACATCGAACAAACTGTTGAACTGTGTTCGTGCATTCACGGTTTTGTCACCTTTGAATCCACGTGTGCCCACAATGTCCATCCAGTATCGACTGTATTTGTCGATTATCTGCTCAGACGTTGATCGATCGGGCGCAGCAAAGATCTGCTCTACAATATCTTCAAAGTAAGAAAAGTCACCCAATCGTCCTTTGGTGCCCGAAAATCTCATCATGGCCGGATGCTCGCCTGCATCAAAACGTCTGTTGGCTTCTTGCACAGCAGTCAAATGCATGTAGACATTGTGGCCCATGAGCAGAGCATAGCTAAAACTATCCCAACTGGTGGAACCTTCCTTGCCAATCTTATTTAGATCACCTGGTCGGTAAATGCAGATATCCTTCATTGTCAGCATGTTGCTGATGGGAGAATCTTGCCATGTAGGATAGATACCGTCTGCAACTACACCTTGTGCCCAGGGCCGTGTGTCTGTGGCATATTTTTTGTCATCGGCTGAAGGAGCCATGCGATACGACCACTTGCCGTCTTGTGGGAACACATTTTCGAAGTAGACTTGTCCATTTGCTGTTGCGAGGAATGGGGATGCGCAGTCAAAAGAGATGGTAAAGTTTGGGTTGACATATTTCCTTACGGCACGTTGAATAACAGTTAAGAGAACTGCCCACTCTAGCTTGCTGGTTCCCAGGAAGTGCATCCAATCATGCACACCTTCTTGCAGCAAGTTATCATAGCGCAGTGCCACTAGTCGTTTGAGGACCAGATGCACATCACACATGTTTTGTCCTCCCATGGCCCACCCGTCAAAATGCGTGTCGGGGTAGACTGTGGGATCGCAAAATTGTTTCATCTCTTGATACCATGCTTCGGCCGACGTGTGATTATCGCCTTGCAGCACGTTTAGAAACCGGGCACCACCGTTGTTCTTGCCTCGACGGTGGGTCATGAAGTATTCATTGTTAAACTTGGTAGCTGCCACAGCTTCTTCCAATGTCGAAATACCACAGGCTTCGGATGCTTTTTTATCGTGAATAACCCAGGTGGGAATATCCAAGATCATACCATAGTCAGCCACATTGTCCAACCAGTTAAGAATTAAACTTCTTTTCTTTTGAGCCTTTACACAACCACTGTTAGCTTTCCAGTCGCCTTCCCAAAGTCCCTTAGCAATCTGAAAGCCGCCCGAGTCCCCCAGTATAAAAGTCCCAGGCTCCCGATTTCGTACCATGTCCTCTGACCAATCCTGCTTTGCCAGATCCAGATTAGCATGTCCTCCTGAGTAGAGTGACCACTGATAGGGAAATAGGGCCTTTGTGGAGTTAAGCCAATTAAGCTGTTCCATATCCGAGAGACCCTGAGGAAATCTGGCGGGATCCACATAAGGTTCATTGCGTTGTTTGCCTATGAATGTGGCGTAGAAGCCAGAGATAGCCGGGAGAAACACAGCATAGTCGTTTTGTTTGGCAGTTAGATTGTCTTGTGTCATTTATTAAATGCTTGTTTAATTAAAGCATAATCTTCTTTGTATGCATCTTTGACTCGATCCAATAGATCAGGTCGACTGTCTAGCAAGTTTTTCAAAAACATCTGAAGAGTTTTTGTATTGGGATCTGCTGCACCTTCATTGCGATCTAAGTCAGGGATAGGCAAGCCACCGACGTAGGGCGAAAAATTTTTATCAAAATTTTGATCTAGAAAAAAATATTTTCTTTCTGCATATGGACGAAGATTGTAAAAAAATGCATACTGCGGCCAAACATGATCGTCGAATCTGTATACGTTATCAAATATCAATCTCTCTGTTGACAGATTGTAAAGATCAATAAATTCTTGTGCAGACAAAGGATTGTTTCCCGCATGATAAGCCCGAGGCGAATCAGGGTATATCGGTCCATTGACTCCCACGGGGCATAGCACATAAGTTTTCAAGTATTGTGCCATGCCGCTGATCCAGCGCTCTACTGGATCTCTTAGAACAACTGTGATTTGATTCACAGCATTCCAGTCATCGTTGATCAAAGCTGTAGTTAACCATCCGTATTCTTTTGCCCAGTTGTGAATATAGCTACTGGCATTTTTGGGAATGTTAACTATGAATTTGGTTTTACCAGGACTTAATAGTCCTGAAAACTCTCCATAGCCTCGATCTTTTAATGCCGGGTTCATTTGCTCTGTGCAGGCAGAATATAGTTGTAGGTGGCAACACCGGAATTCACAGTAATCATAGCAGCGCCGTCGTCGCTGATTTTCATAACCTTGTCTCCAGTCAAACTCAAGATAGAAATAACAGTGCTCACAGGCCAGGACCAGGCACGTTTGAGTTGACCCTTTACTCCTGCTTCAAACACAAAACTGCCTGAGTGAGTAGAGTGATCACCGAACATGAATTTTAGATCACTGCCTTCGGTGCGAGCCTGAAACACAGTTTCTTCTGCATTGGCCTGAGCCTGCATCTTGAGTCTCATGATAGCTGCTGCGCTGGGCTCAAATTCAATATGCCAGTTCACTCCTTTGAACTTCACAGTTTTGAGTTTTTCGTTGATGATCTCTGCAGCCATAAAACGATAGTTGTTTTTAAAATCGCCTGAGGCATTTTCAAAATTGATGCCATCGGGTTGATTATCAGCTGCTCGCTTGGTAATGCTTAACTTGGAATTTTCTCGATATTCTTGCAAGTTCAAAAGAATTTTTAGTTTGTTTAGATTGGGCATGCCAAACGTGCCCATGAATTCTGGCACAGGGCCTGCAAACTGTCCTTCGATGACCACACTGCGATCTTCGGCCAAGCCGTTGATTACTGTGGTAGCATCGTCACCGATAATTTTGACCAAGTCAATGCAGCCAAGGTCGTATGTGTGACTTACTAAGTCAAGTAGATGATCTCTCATTGTATTCTCCTATGTGTTAGTTTACAAGATCTATTTAGATTTTTCAAGTGATTTTGATTAATTTTTTTCAGGATAAGGTATGGCTCTTGCCAATGCTTGGCCACCGCGCAGTGATGATAGGCTTCCGGGTTTCTGTAGCTCCATCCATGTGCTGGGTAAATTATCATTCCAAACAAAATAAATTTCGTAACCGTGCTTTAGTGCAATATCCCGAACCATTCGGCTGGGTGTGTAACATGCATAATAGTTTTCAGCCAGTTTCACTGCTTTTTCGTTGTCGCAGTCGTTGAATGTCATCATCAACCGACCGCCGGGGCGAAGCTTGGTATAGAGTTCTCCCAACCATTTTTCGATCACAGCCAAAGGTTTAAAATTAAAAAAATTATAAGCCAAACACATGCCAAATTGATTATCAGGCAGTTGAGCTAGTATAGGCAATGATTCATCTCTTTCATCGACAACATAAGGTCTCAATCGTCGTTGATACTGTTCGGGAAACTGCAATATCGAAGGAAACAATAGTTCCTGGTCTTGGTCCACAAGATATAAAGGATCAAAACTGACCATGTCATTGACAAAAGTTTCAAGTCCAGGTCTAATGATCATGGCAGGATACTGATTGTTACTGAAATTTCTAATTCTGGCTCGGATGACATTGTTATGTTCATCACCAAGTATTTGTCGGCGATTGAGTATGTGCTCAACGCTATCGTCGACCATTTCTTGGCTGTAAAGTCTATAAGTTTCTTCTAGCCAGTATTGCTCTTTGATATCAATGTGTTGTTGCGCTTCTTCAATGGCCATATTGACGAGATCAACAAACTCTTGAAATTTTTCTTGAATCTCATTGTGTTTGCTCTGCATCAGTCTTTTGATATTGTTGGGATCAAAATCTTTGCCGTTAACTAGGTGTTTGATCTTTCCTAAATCAATATCCGTGCGAGATTTTGCTTCGTCGATATTGAGACGACTGAGTTGATTTCGATAAGCAACAAGTTCGCTAAGTTTCATTGGAAGTCAAACAAAGATGTAAATGTATTATCTGTATTGGTTGCAGATGCAATATCCCAATCTAATACGCCCAGCAAGTTATCAACCTTGCCGTCGATCACCGTGGCCTCCATGGCACCATCATCAAATGGAAGTTCTTTGAACCATTGCGGCAAATGCAGTTCATCTGTGGGATAGCCAATACTGGTCCAACCCAGTGGATTATCTTTGAGTTTGCATACAATGGTTTTCATACCATCCACAATCTGCATTGAGTAGTTGTCCGAATTCATTCGGCGCAGAGTGTTCCAATTCAGCGCTGCTCGAACATGTCCGGGCATGTTGGCTTTGCCTAGACGTTGTTCTTCAGCACCATACTTGGTCAAATTGTTCACACGCTTTGGCGAACCTTTTTCCCAGCCTGGGCGTTCTTTGAATGCATACTTGAACTCACGGACTTTTTCAACGACATCATCCTTTTGCCCACCCGTTAACACATCGTGCAGTAGTTCGCTTAGAAAATCTTGAATAACCTTGGGTGTATCACTGCGCTTCAGATCCAAGCCCATGGCCTTTACTTTGCCCGGCTTGCCTTCGACGTCTACACGCTTGCCTTCTTTGTCCACAATCATCACAGCATAACGCTTCTTGGTAATGAACAAACCTTTGCTTGCTACTACTTCACGCCCACCCTTGATTACTGAGCCCATTTCCCTTGGACAATGGAAGGCCTGCTCCATAAAGCCTGGAAAGCTGATGTTAACTTGCTCTGCGATTGAATCATATAATTGGATAGCAGTTTCTTTGCTCCACGCCATGCGTCCTTCTTCCACTTCTTTCTTAAGGACGGGCCAGGCTGAGAAATAGCACGAATCGGTATCACCGTAGATGATTGTTTCACCAACATGATCATATTTGCCGGTAATGCATTCGTTGACATACGCATCCATGTGTTTCGCGATGCTACGCCCAGTAAGAGTGGTTGATTGACCAATACGCTTGTCAAAGAATCTACAACCCGGGTTAAGGATGGCGCCATATAGTGAGTTAAGGTTAATTTTCTTAACCAGTTGTCGTTTGTCCCAGTATTCTTCATCTTCTTTGGTCTCACATTGCTTGAGCTTGGCCTGCATCTCTTTGCGTTCAGCATACCAACGTTTCAGCAATCCAGGAATAATTCCTTCGCGTTCATATGTGAAGATTGTTCCATTGGCACTCAACACCCAAGGTTGATTGGAATCGAAAATCATGTGCCACACTTCGGCGGCACTGTGCACAGTTTCTTCCCCACCTTGCCAGTCGATGGTAATTTCTGTGCCACGTTGCTGTTCCATTACAGCGGTATATTCCAACGTGGCAAACAAACCTTCCCAGGCAGCAGCAAAGCTCATCTTTTGATTTTCCATTCGATCTTTGATGAGCCTGTCGGTCATTGTTAATCGGAGTTGCCCAACGATTGTTTCGGGGCCCATGTTAAGAGCACGGATCGCTGAGGGGTAGAGCGAGTTAATGTCGATGGAGCCGATGTATTCGTGGATGCCTTTTTTGGGATAAGCAACATAGGCACCTGCGGCTTGCGTGTCTTCATCTGTGAGTCTTTCTTTACGGTTGGGAACTACCATGCCACGTTCGTGGGCTTCGTTGATAATAGCCTGCTCAGTCACAGCCACAGCACCCATGGTGGTCTGTAGCAACACTGTGTTTTCATGTGCCAGTGTATTGGCCAAGTCTAAAAACTTTAGTTTTTTGTCTAGCTTGGCCAACAACAAAGTATCTTGACGGTTATAGTCAAGGAATGTCTTGAAGTTCTGATTGTAAAGTTGATCCAGTGTGCCTTCAAACTGGGTCTTGCGTTCGTCTAGTTCATATTCGCCAATGGCGTCCAATGAGTAACTGTGACGTTCTTCGTATGTGTATTTGCGATACAGTTGCATATAGTCCATATGCACACGACCCACAAGGTCAAATGTTAGGTTCTCTGCACCAAAACGTTCAAACATGCGTTGCTTGGGCAATTGTCCCCACAAGCAGAATCTGCGTGTGTCGTCCTTGCTCAACACACGAGTGATACGCATAACAGTGTATGGAATATCGAAACCTTCTGAGTTCCAACCGGATAGTGCGTCAGCATCTTCGATTAGATCCAGGAACATTTTCAGCATGTCTTCTTCGTGATCGAATAGCAAACAGTTTTCGAACTCTGCCGCAATCTCTTGTGCAGTTTCCATGCTCATGTGACGAGGTGGAATTGCCAGTGTAACTAATTGTCCTAACCAGTCTAAGTAAACAGAGATTGCAGTAATCTTGTTAAACGGATCTTCGGGTCGACTGTAACCCTTTTCTGGATCAAAGTCGACCTCAATGTCGAAAAATGCTGTGTGTAGTCGGGGTGCATCGGCACCTTTGAAGTTTTCTTCCAGACATCTGAAAATAGGGTTGATGTCTGATTCATAGAGTTGTTTGCCGCTTTGAATACGGATTTCCTTGCGGAACTCTTTGTTATTCCGCGTAGAAAACCTTGAAACGGGCGTGCCATAGATGCTTTGAAATTTACCACGAGCATCGTCGTAGTAGAAAACATAGTTCGCCGGGAACTCTTGGTATATGCGAACGCCGTTCTTGCGTTCTACAACATGAATGCGATCGTGCTCGCGATCAAATAATGCGTCTACGTAACTCATTGTTCTCCGTTTATGGCCGGAAGGCCTTGATACATGCCCGTGTCGTGGGCGAGCCGGCAAAGTTAAACTTCACGTTTAGTTATGATCTGATCCACTAGACCGTAATTTAATGCTTCTTCCGCGCTCATGTATTTGTCACGATCCATATCACGTTCAAGATCTTCAAAGGTCTTGTTGGCACTGTTGTGCTGAACATAGATCTCAGTCAGACGTTTTTTCAGGTAAGTGATTTCCTTGTAACTGATTTCAATGTCACTTTGCATGCCACGAGCACCACCACTGGGCTGGTGAATCATGTGTCGAGCATTGGGCAGCATTTTGCGTTTGCCCGCAGCACCTGCCTGTGCCAGCAGCGATCCCATGGAGCAAGCTTGACCCATCACAATGGTCTGCACATCGGGGCGGATAAACTGCATGGTATCGTAAATAGCCATGCCTGCTGTAACTGATCCACCGGGCGAGTTGATATACATGTAGATATCTTTTTCGGGATCTTCGCTTTCAAGAAACAGCAGCTGAGCCACAATGAGATTGGCCATTTGATCATGCACTTCGCCTTCCAGCAAGATCACACGATCGCGAAGAAGTCGACTGTAGATATCGTAGCTACGCTCACCTTTGCTGGTTTGCTCCAGCACCATTGGAACTAATGCCATGTTGATCCTTACAGTGTTTTGCCCACAGTTTCCAGAATGGTTTCTAGGGTTTCGTGATCTTGCTTTTCTTTGCCAAATTCGGCCTTGTGTGCCAGTTTGATGGCTTTCTTGAGAATAGCCGGCTTGACTTCCAGCTCTTCGGCTACGGCCTTGATGGTATCGTTTAACCCACCTTGCAGGGTATCAATTTCGTGCATTACTTGACAACCTTCATTGACAATCGCCGTCAACTTAATTTTTTGATCGCCGTTAAATGTTTTAGTCATATATTTCCTTTGTTAAGTTTTTTGAGTGCTTCTCTAGCCTTTGCAGCTTCGGACATTTTCTTTTTAGTTTCTTCGGATCGTTTAATACCAGTTAACTTCGAAGAAACTTTTTCGTAAATGTCTGTTCTTGAAGCACGTAGTTTAGCAGCTTTTGCATAGTTTTGTCTAGCTTCTTCGCTGTGTTTTATGCCTCTAGTAGGACTAGGTTTACCAGTTCGGGACTCAGAAAGTTTTTCTCTATGTTCTTTTGAAAAAGTTTTTGCAAACATAGGATTATTTTCGCCTTTTTTTGAAGCCGATATTTTTTGCCGTGTTTCATCTGAATGAGCACGTTTGACTTTTTTCCGTTGTTCTCGCATTTTATTTGCTTGTTCAACACCATAGATTTCTTCCCAGGTTTTTCCTTTTTTTGCGTTAGACCATTTTTGTTTTGTTTCTTTACTATGAATAACTCCGGATGCCCCCTCCCCGCCATCGGAAAGATTACATAGACATCCAGTGCCGTCTGATAATTTTCCGTATTCTTCAATTAACGCGGTTTCGATATTCCATGCTTCTTGTTCTGTTAAATTTTCGTGTAGACGCTTTGACACAAAACCATGTTTGTTAACAATATTTTTCCAAAACTGATTTCTAGTCCGAGACAGATCTCTTTGATTTTTACCTTTGCCGACATAGAAAGGTAATCCGTCGGGGTCGTCTGCTTTGTAATGGGCGTAGACATAATACATAAACACATCTCCTAAGGTGTTTATTTAGTCTGAGTTAGTTTAATTTACTGAAATGGTGCTCGTTTTGGGCGTCTGGGTAGCGAATCCTTGGCCCGGGCAGAAGCCGCCCACTCGGTCCTAAGGCGAGTTTCTTAATTTCAGTAGGCCCATCCAACTGAAAATTTTTATATACATCCATCCTATGTCAAATTCAAACCATCGTCGACTCAGTTTAGGGTTAGCAGGATCCAAATGATGGTTATTATGCAGACATTCGCCACCAATAATAATGCCCCAAGGACTAATGTTCCTGCTGTTATCTTTAGTTTGGCCATTGCGATATCCCCACCAGTGTCCAACACCGTTGATCACACCTGCTGCCCAGAACGGAATCCACAGCATTTGTATACCCCATATTACAGCGCCCACCCAACCAAACAGGATGAGGTTGAACATAAGGAGAACAACAATGCCAAGTCTGGAGTAAGGAGTGTATAAGTTGTGCTCCATGTAATCGTCGGGAGTGCCAGCACCGTATGAGTCAACCATGGCCGAATCTTTTGATGCTGTATGATACAACAACGCACCTTGGGTCAACACTCGCCAAATTCCAAACACATGTGGTGAGTGCGGATCACCCGGCTGATCACTGTATCTGTGATGCTTGCGATGGATGGCTACCCACTGTTTGGTTACCATGCCTGTGGTCAACCACAACCAGGCTCGCATGAAGTGACTCAGCACAGGATGAAATTCTATGCCACGATGTGCTTGACCTCGGTGCAGAAATACTGTGACACAAACAATAGTAATGTGTGTGGCAATCAGTAGATACAGTAATTCAATCATGCTGGACTATAAGGGTTGAGTGGTCGATCCCACTCACTATCCTGCGGCGGTAACACCGGATACTGGTTGTTGCTTTCACTCATTTTTTGCCTTCCGCCACACCTTGATCTTTAGGTGGGTTAACTGGCACAGTTTTATACACACGTTTCACAGGATCCCAAACAGTTTTGCGTGGTCCTTGTTTGGCCATTTGTCCTACACGCCGAACCATGTCCTGATAGTCTGCACCGTAGTCAGCTTCGGATTTCTTTCGGGTTTCTGCCACATTGGCCGCTGGTTCCATTCGAGTGTCGTTGGCAGCAGTTTTCTTGATACTCTCAGGGGGACTGTATCGATCTGCTTTTTTATCAGTTGCTTGATCCTTGCCAGCCAATGATTGTGCCATTCTGGACACTACGTCAACAGCGTCTCCTTGTCCTGCAAATGGCGACGGACGTCGTCCACCGATGGGTTCAAGTATGTCTGGATTCTGGGTTGTTAATCGTGCAGGTTCCTGAGCCCTTCTGGGAATTGCAGATTTAATTCTGGGTATACCAGTTGATTTCTTAAAACGTCGTGGTGTGGTTTTTCTAGCTGCAGGCTGCGTTGCAGGCTCTGTGGTGTCTTTTGCTGCTGGAGCAGTTGTAGCCACAGCAGATCTGTCAGGCTCAATCACAGTGATACCGGCTGGTTTTTCTGCCTTGGATTTTCGTCCACTCATGCTGGCCAACTTCTTCTCCAGCTCGCTGTTGACTGATTGCAGTTGTTGAATTCTTTGGGACAGTGAATTATTTGCGTTCTCTAAATCATCAATTTCTTGATCTTGACGTTGATCAAGTTTGGACATCTGATCTAGCATTTGTTGCTGCTTGCGTTCTGCATCTCGCAACTGGTCAAAACTTTTTTGATCTTGTTCTTGACTTCGTATGAAATCCTTGGCCAGTGCTTCAATGCCTGAGCCAGCAGAAGGAAAATCTGCTTTGGCTCGGGTTATGGCACGCTGAAGAGCCACATCCTTGGTTTGAGCACCTAGCTCATCGTCATCTTTTTTTTTAGCTTCTTGGAATAATCCCGGCTGTTGACTGTCAGATCTACGTCCCAATTTACGCAGCACATCAGACATATTGTCAGCATCGCTCATTACTATGCGAATAAAATTCATTCGAGCATCCGGGGTCTTGAGCTCATTGTCGTAGTAGTCAGCAATGGCTTCAACATCATCACGATCCAGATCAATCACTCTGTCGCCAAAATTCAATGTCAATCTTGGTCCAGTGGGCTCGTTGTATGCGCGAGTCAGCAATGAAAAATTTGCCCGACCTAGTTTTTCAGATCTCGGCGGATAAGGAAATTTAACATCCTCGTCAACTTCTTGCTTGTCTTTTTCAGTTGCATACTTGGCATAAACATTGCTGTCTGCACCGTAGCCATGGCGTCTAGCCAAGGCTCGTAATTCATCATGAGACTTGCCTTTGAAATATTCGCGCTTTTCAGCATCACTCATGGTGCGAATTTTTTCTTTGACTCGAATCACAGCAGCTGGCATTGCGCCTTCCCCTACACCGCGTTCGCCGGGTATGCTGCCCACACGTGACATGTTCGCCAGTTTCTCTTCTTGCTTGGCCAAGGCATGGTCAACAAAATCGTAATTTCCCAACATCAACAAAGCTTTGTCAACACCGTATTTCTGTTTGATACTTTTGTAAACACCCATCAAATAAGTGGCCTGCCAAGGTTGCAGCGGCATCATTTCTACGCCAATTTTTAAATCTGCGTTTTGCCCCGATGCAGCGATGGCCTGTAATTGTCTCAGTGTGTCTTGGCCCAGGTTGCTGGGCGCTGCTTCAAACAAATCTTGTGATAACATGTTTTGGTTTCTTTCTTATGCTTCGTCAATATAATCTGCAGACTCTCTTTGTGAGCGCTGTCGTGCTTGCCACATTTCCGTGGCCATAACTGCATGATCTAAATTTTTAAATCTACTGGGCAAACGTCGGTTGCCGTGACGAATTTCAAATCCGGTGTGTTCGTTGCCGTGTATTTCACAAATACGACCATCTTCTAGAGCAACAGTCTTTACCGGTGCCGATGATTGTGCTGCATAAGTTGGTTCTTGTATTGGCGCCACTGCGGTATCGGGTGGGGGTTCGGACTGTGTGGGATCTTCGTTGACTTCGTCGTTGTTGGACAATTTGTTTTGAACAGCAGTGCCCAATGCCTGCCCGGCTAAGCCCGCAGCGCCTCGAGTCAGGGCTCCTGCTTCGGCACCCACCAATGCTCGACCCACAGCAGCACCCAGTGCGGGCAAAAATTCGTCCAACTGCTCTTCATCAACTTCTGTGTTCTTAGCAACAATGCCCTGGTCCTTGGCTTTTTTGCTGATGCCTTTGTCTGCTGCACGATTGCCAATGTCTTGATCTTTTTTCTTGGCCACAGCATCTTCTACAGAATCTAAATAATCAATAAAACTCTTTTTGACTTTGTCCAGTAATTTTTCTTCTGTGGCCACTGCTTCTTTGATCGGTTCTTCTTCCTGATGTTCGTCTGATTCAGCGCCCACAAAATAACCCTTGGTCACTGCTTTCTTGTCGGGATCACCACCCAAGATAGGACCACCCTTGCCTGGCTTGAACAATGCTGGCAACTGATGCACAGACTTTTGCTGTGGGTTCATGCTGCCGGATGGATAGGTGGGAGTAATGCGTCCTTCTAGCACAGCTAGTCGCTTTACAATGTCGTGCATGCTGTCATTCATGATTATGCTCTCTGATCCTTCAAGAAACTTCTCAACATCCAGCCGTGCTTGCCGTGGGCATCGATGCGTTCGGCAACAAAGTTAGCAATGCCTTGTTGGTTTTCTGCTTCAGCAGCAGCAAAGCACTCGTTCAATAATTCTATCATTTGACCATTGTCGATCAGGAGTTCTTCAATCATGAGTCGTGCACGTGGAACTTTGGTCTGTCCTGAAAGACGTGACAATTCCATAAAACGTTCAAAACTACCAGGAGCGTAATCATCCAGTGTGCGAATATATTCAGCTGTGCGGTCAATGGAGTTGTCGTAGACTTCGTTGTATAAGTCACCAAAAAATTCATGCAACTGAGCAAAATCTGGACCTTCCACGTTCCAGTGAAAAAACTGTGCTTTGATCACAAAAGCATATTCAGTTGCTAATAGAGTTTTTAAATTGTCCGCGAGCATTTTGTTTAAACCTTTTTATTTCCCGGGGCGTGTTAGGCGTAGGATCTGTTGTATATTTACCTGACAGCATGTTTGTGCCATTTCTTGAGATCATGCCCATGGGCTGTTCTGCCACAGCCATGCCACCTGCACAAGTAGCACCCACTGATGCTGATTCTACTATTTCACGCCATCTCATTTCGAATCCTTAGTGTATTGCCCTTGATTGATCCAGGCCCCAAATCTACATGCATGTTTTCTACTCGTAGATGAGCAAACGCCGGGGGAACAATTTCACAATGTATTTTGTAGTTGCCCTCGGGTGCTTCTATCTGCAGCATTTCTTGCAAATAGCAATCCGTAAAATTATATGTGCGTTCTGTGAACAGTTCGTCGTTGACATACACACGATAGTAAGGTGCTGGACCTTGCCACTCGCAATGCACATCAAACAACACTTTAACAAAATGCCGTGTCATGAATATATTTAGTTATATTCCTTGCCCGGCAGAGGTTTGAACCTTGAAGAATCAGCGTCGACTCTTGGCGATTCCAATGAAAATAGCAGACTTGGTTGCTTCTGCTATGCCTTGCCCGATCTTTGTCAAGTCAGACGCTTTTACATTTTTAGTTATGGGTCTATTCTTCAAGGTTATTCTAGCAACTTTTTTGTCTGTAGATAGAGCGTCGACTCGTGCAAGTTCGTCAAAGTATTTGACCATATCTCCAACAGACAATGGTTTCATTGATACTCTGCCCACATCAACCTTGACATCACCAGCAAATCTTCCCTGATCTCCCCAGGGATTGTTGTGATCAATGTTTTCTTTGACACTGGCCTTGTAAGCTGCCCAGGGCTTAAGAAAATCTCTGATCCAGGTGCCTTCTTTCACAGCCCAGGCGAAATCTGTTAGTCGTCCCAGGCCTCCGCCGATTTCGCCAAACAAATCAGCAAGATAATATATCTCTTCCCGGGTTGCACCCAACTGATTCTGGATCAACGAAATTATCCAGTCGATGTCGTTGCGATCGATGGCATCGCTGTATCTAGCCCACAACTTGGGATTTTTAACAATCATGATGCCCAGCTGACCCAATTTTTTAATCAACTGATCAGCGTGTTCTGTGCCTGTGACTTTGCTCATCATTGCATCGAACTTTTGATCACCAGTGGCTTCTGCTACATCACTGGCAGGTTTCGCAGTTTTTGCCGCGGCTCTAAGTGTGGCTAGGTCTAACGCACCCTTCTTTGGTTGTTTCTTGTTGGGATCGGGCTGGCCATGGCCAGATGTTTTTGTTGGCAATGCATCACTGGGTTTCATATTTTTTGCTACGTCACGCAGAGCGTTTAAGTCCATTGCTTCTTCAACACTTTCTTTGGGCACACAGTTGGGCACCATTCTACCACCTTTGTTTTTCATTCCCACTTGACGGTGACTGTCCCAGCACTTTTCGTCTAGCTGGCCCGCCGCTACACTTTCATTCTGTGGTTCATAATACCAGCCCATGCCAGGGTCATCGCTGCCGGTGGCAGCAGGATTGTCAAACTTAAAGTAAGCAATCTGAACTCGACCTTCTTCATCGTCCCAGTAACCTCGGAACACGCCGGTGTTTTTATCAAACACTTCGTCGTCAAAATGATCTGCTTCAAAACGACCAAAGTAGTCTATACTACGACCATAGTGCTTTGGCTCAGGACGGCCATAAGGATCCTCTCCGCTGTCGTTGCCGCCCCAGGGATCGCGACCGGGAGTCCGGGGACCACGCGGAGGGGTGCCGCTGCCTGCAGGAGAAAACTCGTTGATTGCGTTTTCGTTTTTGCTCTTGTTGCCCCAGTTGGCAGCGCCCTTTTTACGGCACTGAACTAGTGCACCTGATGCATAAGCCGAGGGCCATACTTTGTAACGACTACGAACTTTGTTGTAGCAGGCATCTTTCTTTTCGGCCAACATCATGTCACTAAAAGCAGTGCCGCCGCACTTGGGGCACTGATTTTCTGTCACAGTGTCTTGATCGCCTTTTAATTTTCTGGTGGGCTGATTGTCTATGGTCAATGGTGCAATATGACCACTGGTTCTGGGATCATAATCGTAGCCCAGGCTTTGCAGTTGCTGATATAGATCCAGTATTTCTCGACGCAGTTGAACAAGCTCAACAACTTTTTTGCCTGATTTTACAAGCTCATTTAATTCTAGCACAGCGTCGTGTAAGTCGCGACCCAGCGACTGTGCAGTGCTTAGATTGACTTGGCTGGCTTCGTTGGTTTTCTTTTTAGTTGCCACGTTGATGGCCTTTCCTTTGCGTTGGGGATTGGGGTCTTCTCTGCGCTTTCTGGCAGCAGCACTTGCACGACCTTTTTTGCCCAGACTGTGTGCTTTTGATTGCGGCAGGCATTTGGGCTTGCCTTCTGAGTCATCACCGCGAGCACAATCACCGCGAATTTTGCCGTCGGGACCAAATCGCACCCATTTTTCTTTGAACCACTTGCGCAGGTCTTCTTCTAGATTGGGGCGGTTTAATTTGTATTCACCTGAATTTACTCGGTCCCAGGCATAGCCCACATATTTTCTCAATAGTTCGGGATCCAGTTGTCTGACTCTGGCAATATGATCGGGGTCTGCACCTTTAACAACGTCGCGAGCAGCCTGCTCGTAACGACTTTTGTCGTCTTGAATTTGTTCAGTTACACGGGAATCTGCAGATAAAAGATCTCTTGCTTTCATGATCTTTTATTTATTTGACTTGTCGTATGCTGCCAATATGCCAATCTTCGACCCCGTATTGTGCTTTCATTAGCTGTCGTGCTTGGTTGGCTGTGGCAGCAGTCACAGTGACATCAATGCGTCCCACATAGTTGGGATGCTGTATTCTCACAGGTGCTGTCCATAACAGACTTTTTTGTTTGGGCACAACTTCACGAGTTTTCATGTCACGGGCCCACCTTCGACCCAGGCATCACAGGTGCGTTTGGCTGCGCATTTGAATTTTAAAAACTTGCAATAACCTAGTTCGCCGGCATCAATGGTATCGTGTGGATCTGATCCAGGTTCAGAACCAATGCCTTTGGCTATGCAATCCTGCATTTCATCGCTGATGTCAAAAGCAGCACAATTGCCGCAGCGATTTTGTTTGACAGATTCTATGTCGTCGGTGTTCCATCGGTCCGCAAGTTCTGCCCAGTATTCATCGTTGGGCTCGTTGGGATTGAGTGGACCGTAGTGATAGTCGTCAATGGCTTTTTGACGATTCATTAGGTTGAGATCGATGCTTTGTGTGGCTGGTGGGCAGCCCTTTTCCATAGCTTCAATTAAGTTGATAAAGTTTCTCATTTGTTTTTCCTTGCTTTGCCTCTACGCATGTTTAGCTGCCATTGGGCCATTCTACGTCTTTCCCCGGTGCTTGAACTAGCAATTTTTTGTAATTGAGTCAACGATGCTTTTTTAGGAATGCCAACTCTGCGACTTAATCCTTTGCGGCCTGGATTTTTACCATCAGCAAAATTTTCTGTCACACCCTGCTTCAATGATTGTTTTAGATATTGTTCACCTTGGCTGGTAACATACAAATACCCGTCGTCGCTTACAATGTAACCGTTGCTGCTTAGACTATCCAATACGTTGTCATATTCTGCTGTGCGCGATTCATCTTCCACAAAGTCTAGGCCTAATTTTGCAGCGGTATAAATTGCATTCAATACCAGTAATTTGCCCAGACCTTGACCTTTGTATTCTGGATAGATTTCAGCAATGCTGCGTCCGGTATCGGCATTGTATTGATATACACCAACTGGTGCATTGTTGACCATCATTGTGGTGGCAAATTTATTCTTGCCTTTTTGTGTGTTAAAAGTAATTTTTTTACTTTGGTCGTCAGCAAAGTTTTCTGCCACACCTTGCTGACCTGTAATATTTTGAACTGCCTTTAAATGTCCGCTACCGGTAACATAAACCCCGGCTTTTCGTGTGGCAAGATATCGGTCTCTTACATCAACCGTGGCTGCTTTGGCTATCTTGCCAGCACGATTGGGATATTGTTCCCAATTACTTGGCCACATCAAGGCTTCTCCAGTTTTTAGGAAGCGAGTAAGATTTTCTTGGGTAGCCGGTTGTTGACTCATTTTTACAAAATCATACTTGCCCTGACTGGCCATCGATAGAAATTGTTGCAGTGCCTGAGAGGTAAATCCTATGTTCTGAAATGAATTATCTTTGGCATTCGCCAACAATTGGTTGAATATTGTGTCTTTGGGATTGACACCAACTCGGTTGACTCTGTTATTTTCATCTACATTTGCAAATAAAACATATAACCATTTTGGATCGTTGGGACTGGCAGTTTTAGCAACTTCGTCATCCCAACTTCCTACATATCTATTGATTTGTCCCTGTGTGCGAGCAACATCTGCACCGTTGCCTTCATACCACGCACCATGTTTGGCTGCAATGGCTTGAACTTTTTTCAGTGTTTCAGGAGATAAGTCAAGTGGCTGACCATGTGCTTGTCCCACTATAACTGTATTGGGGTTCAAGAATATAGCAGATTCTGTTAATTTGCTTTCCGTCACAGTGAGTTTGCGTAAAGCTGATTTGAGACCAGGGTGCAATGGGCTAGGCAAATCATTGGGTTCAACCCAGCACCAGTCTTTGACTTCGTTGTTGATCTGGGGCTCAAATTCGTGTGGCACATGTCCAATGTATGTGGCATAGCGTTGATTCATCATCAAGGGCTCTAGCCGGAGTGGGCCTGTGTAGCCGCCTTCTTCTGCTAGCTCTCTGCGAACTGTTTGTTCCAGTGTTTCTCCAGATTCACGACCACCGCCCCAGGTTGACCATACGCCAGGATCGCTCACTGAGTCACTGCGCTTCTGCAGACACCAGCGTCCAGTATCAGCAGCTTTAAGGACGCAGCCAGCAGCCTGTGGTTCAGTGAATTCTCTTGCTCTCATTTGACACTCACCGCTACGTATGCAGGTCCTGTGTATCCATCTGGATACATGGCAAAATGTTGAATGGTTCTATGCCAGCCTTCCAGTAACTCATAACCCTGACTGGATTTAATCAACAGCACAGGTTCTTTACGCACACCACCTTGTTGTTGTGCCAGTGCGGCCTGTGTAGCATGTCTTTCTTTGTCGTTTGATACGTCTATACCTGGCATACTTTTTCCGCCGGCGCGCCCGATTAATTTTTTCTTGCTATTTGGCTCAAACATATCAATAGTAAACTTCATGTTGGGAATCAGTTGCCATTTTGTATTGGGATTCAGCCCAGCATCTGCAATCATTTTTAAAATGGTTTCTCGATTAAAGCCCCAGCGATCAAAGTCAGCATCGGGTTTAAAATACACACCGGCCTGATGTTCGCCACGAGCAAGATTATATATCCAATCTTTTAACACATAGTCGGGCCAATTGGGCAATACACTCTTGATGTATTGAAACATTCTGTCCCTGAGTTCAGTTAAAAATTCTCTAGCTCTCATGCCATGCCCCTGATACGGTCAAAGAAACTGGGTTCTGGGCGTCCCTTGACGTCGCCATGTCTTTGATGCCGCTTGGCGTAATCATAATAACGACCAATGACATTGTAGCCGTGTGTGAAAAATATTGCTGCTGGAGGGTTGCTGTAACGCATGATACCCACACGTTGTTTACCTGCAGGAGGCTTCTGTAGTTCTTTATCGCCACGTCTGACTGGCTGTAACCAAGCATCGGGCTTTAACTTTATCAGCCAAACATAGGGCTGTTCTTCGGCGTAAACTCCGCGAGTTTCATCCAAGTATGTTGCCAGGGGATAGAACCACAAGGCTCTACGTCCCACGCCGTGTCCAATGTAGTCCACATCAAATTTGGGGTGATCCACATCGGGAGTTTGACCAAACCATTGACGTCCGCTAAAGCCCAGTTTGTCTCGGTCAGTGAAGCGCACAAAGTATTCACCAGCCCCGTGCTTTTGCACGTCAGCAATGATTTGCTCACGCACACTGGGAACTCGGGCCTCAACGACAAACTCTAGTGCTCTCATGTTATCTAAGTTCCGGAACTACTTCAACACCAGTGTATATGTGTTGCGGGTTTGATCTCAACCAGCGCAATGCAAAGTTATTGGCATCACCTTGACTATTGCCAACTCCGCCAAATCTGTGCAGAGTTCTTCCTTCAGGATCTTGAATCAACCAGTTGCCGGTAAAGTTGCTGCTGGCAGCAAGACCTTGGTCAATGAGACTGCCAGGGTCGCCGGTATTCTGCGAAGCTGGTGTGGCCTGCTGCTGTGCTTGGGCAGCAGGTTCAGTAGTTTTTGCTGCGGGTGCTGTATATGAACGCAGTGGAGTTGCTTTAAGATTATTCTGCACTTTGGCCCACTCAGGATAGTTGCCTGGCAATATTGCGCTGGCAATGGCCTCTTCCGCATTGTTGGCCACGACGTTGATGCTGGCCTGGGGCATGGCAGGATTGATCACCTCCCACCACATGGGTCCAGTGACTCGGCCCTTGGCAACACCTCGCTCCAACTGTGCTTGCTTGACGAAACTACGCAGTGCAGCCTTGGGTATATTGCCTGCAACGTAGTCAGCAAAATACTTCACAGTGTCTTTGTTGCGATTTGTATCGGCAGTGGGTGACAATAATTTGTATAGCTTCTTGAGGTATTCTTCTCTGTAGGCTTCGGGGTTCATGGCAGCACTCAAAGCCACGGTGAAACGTAACAGGGTGTTTCCAATCTTGTCTAAGTTATCATTCAACCAATCGCCACCCGGTGAGCGAAACTCAATGCGATTTTGTTTGGTATTGATTGATGTGAATTTTTCTGTTTCGCCTGAGTGCACAGCCTTGGTGGCAAGATCTTCCATGTGCCCGCGCATTTTGTCCAACAGTGCCTGAGCCACTTGTGGATTTTGACGCACCATGTTCTCAACTTTGCCCAGGGCAGATTCTGTATAGGTGTTTGAACTACGTCCAAACTGCTCCAACACATACTTGTCGCCCAGCAACAGTGCCAGTTTCACATAGTCAAGTTTGGCCACATCAAAGTCGGGCACACTAATATTGATGTGCAAGCCAGTTGAACTGTTGGTGTAGCACCCACGTTGTTCGGCCCAGGCCTTGACCTTTTCGAGATCACTCAGCATTTCGTCAATGGGCAGTGGCGGGCTTACAAATTCCAAGCCCATGTCATTGACGTCATCAGGATTCAAACTGCCATCGGGCTCTACAACATACTTGCCGGGTTGTCTCACACCCATGCTGTATCGTTGACTGGTGTTTACTGGTCTGCCAATGGCTTCACTGAAATCTTCGGCCACTGAATCTATGTCGGGGCTTCTTGGTCTATCAGCATTGATGTCAACCCAATAGGGCCACTGTATGTCATAACTGTTAGCGACATCACTCATGTAAGGCACAGTGTCTTCTAAAAAGTCACTTTCGTCGTAGTCCTGATTTTTTTCATCAACAAACTGTTCAAACGCATCGTTGTAGATGCTTCCCTGATTTTCAAATTCATCTTTTGCAAACTGCTCTTCTAGATCGTTGACTCGAGTGCTCAACAGTTCATTGAACTCTTCAGAATCAGTGTCAAGATTGGGGTTAGCATCTGCGATTTCGTCTCGGGCTTGAGTCAACGCTTCGTCTCGATCAAATAGATCGTTGTCGGTAACATAATCGTGAACATAGTCCTCGCCTTCGTTGGCCCAGTCGTCGTCGGTGCGCTCCATCATCCATTCCTGGTAGGCTTCTTGAAGACTGCTAATCAGTCTGCGAACATCACCCCGACCGTTGTAATCGCCATCCAAGAAGAATTGTTCAATGTCGTCAAAGCTACGGGCTCGCTGATCCGCACTGTCGTCGCGTTCGTATTCGGGCTCAATGTCATCTTCAATATTGACATCGGGCACAATCATTTCAAATTCCATACCTGCTAGTGCGCCTGTTTGAGCAGCTTGTTTTCTGAGATTGGAAGGACTCATGACAATTTCGCCCAGCATTTCACTTTCCAACAACTCAAATTCCTGGCGCAGACTTTCTACCAGCTCGTCTTCGGCCAAGTGCTGCTGAAGAGCCTGCATCTGTTGAATACCGCCACGTGATAGTTCAAATCCATTTTTTCTTGCACGTTCAATGCGTTCTCTGTAGGTGGGATGTGTGTCAGTGGGCGACTGCATCATTTGTCTGAACAACTGATATTCTTGTTCATTTCTGGAAATAAATCTAAACAGCTCTGAACGATTGTATCCAAGAATTTTACATACCTGTATTGCAAATGCATCTGCGTCGAGTTCTTGTTGCTGTGATATTTTTGCTGCTTGAACTCGTTTTGCGTAATCGGCATTGTCGATGTCTACTTCTTTGTGAGCCAGCGCAATGTGTCCCAACTCATGTGCTATGGCAAATGCCAGCACAGAATCGGGCGCATCCCAGAACACCGAAAGATCAATAGTGACCAGTTTGGTTTGACTGTTGGCCTGTGCATAGTTTTGATTTGACACCACACGCACAGTTGATCCTCGCAGGCTTTGAGCCCATCGGGGTCCAGCAGCAGCTATCAGTCTCTGTAACATGTTTTGACATCTCAGAGTGAGCTCTTGAAAACGAGGAACCCATACTTTTTCAACCTGTTGTGGATCAGTGGTGGCCATGGCTGGTATATCAACAAATGTTCCGGCCTTTGACATACCTGGCACAGCAGCAGCGGCTGCTCCTGCGGCCATGGTTTTTAACACGTCTCTGCGATCTGCTTCGTTTAGGTGCTTGCCAGAGATGTCTTCGCCACCCTCAACATCGGGATCTATGTCGTGTGTTTTCAGGCCCAGGCGTTTGAATTGTTTGAGATAGCCCTGTTCGGCTTTGTCACTGGGAAACACAACCACAGTTTGCGGTGGCCCTTTGCCGTAATCTTCGGGATCAGCGTCGTCTAAATCGCTGATGTCCATGCCCAGTCTATACCAGTCTGTTAAATCATCCACGTCAATCTTGGTTGTGCCTGCAGGCATTTGTGGTGGGAATTCAGGGCCAGTGGCTTCCTGATTGCCCAGATCATCTTCTTGTTCCCCAGGCTCTTGACTCAGCGGTTGGGAATTATAGCCGTGACTTTTGTTTTTTTTAAATTGGTCGAATTCTTCAGCAAGCTGATTTACACTTTTGAAAACCAAACTGGGCTTGCCTTGACGATCGGTATCCAAGGCCATTTTGTTGGCTTCCTTACCTGTTTGTCCGGGCTTGATATCCACACTCAAGGCCATTTGGTATTGTGGCTTTTGTGCTTCTTTTTTGTTCTTGGGAATGTAGCCTGATGCTGATTCACTCACAGGCACATCTTCAAAATATTCTGGGTGCAGTTCAGCATACTGACGCATTAGCACACCGGCCACAGCATTGGCTTCATTTTCAAAACGTGATCCAGTTTCGCCAGCACCATCGGGCATGTGCTCACGCTCGTCCTGCTTGCGATGCTGTAGTTCGTGTGCCAGAGTTCGCAGCACATCCATGATGTGACGATTGCCCACAGCCAGGTCAATTTGGCCTGTGTCATCGCGATATCTGCCAAATGTTTTGTGCATCACGCTCCACTGTGGATCTCGGTGAATTTTCAGTTTGGGCACATTGTGCAGCTCTAATTCATCGACAACATAACGCATGAAGTCAAAAATGATTTCGGTCTGGCCGGGCACATCCTTTTCACTCAAAAACATCTTGGTGCTGGGACTGACACCAGATGGTGTCAGCGTAACGTCTTCACCAAATTTGCTCTCGCCACCGCCATCACCACCACCGCCTTCTCCGGATTCTCCACTGCCGCCAAACGCAAATCCAGGCGCCCAATAACCACCGAATCCATATTTTACACGAGACTTTTTCTTTTTCTTGCGTCGTTCATTTAGGCTGAGTTCAGCATCGCGTGCGCGGTTTATGGCATCTTTGAGCTGGCCTAGATCTCCCTGTGTGCGCAGCATCTTGAAAGCAAGATTTTCTGGGCCCAGTTCTCCGTTTTGAGCCAGGCCCGACTTGCGCATGTCTTTGATCTTGTCCCAGAGTCTGCGCAGGCGATCGATGTCGTTGCTTTTCAGCGCAGATTCAATTCTGGCCTTGACGTCCTCGTATTTGTTGCGCACAGACTCGTCATCAACTTGAGCAGCAATCTGTCGAGGAATATGAATCCAGTCGTTGTTTTTTACACTGTAAACACCTGCGCTCACATGTGGCTGGTCGCTGGGCTGCACATACAGCTCTACATCATAGCCGCCGATGCGTATGTCGTGTTCGTCGTTGTATTGATATTTTTTGGCATTGAACAGTTCTTGATAAACTTCGTCGCAATCTTCGGGCATGCGAACCACCAGGTGCAGATCAATGTCTGAATGTGGGGTATACGTGAATCCTGCGTTGCTGCCACTCACAGTGATGTCTTCTACATCTAGGCCGTTGACTCCCAAACTTTGTTGAAAATCTGCTGCAATGGTCAACAGTTTTTCGCGAACTTCGGGACGCATTTTCATGCCATCCCAAATACGCGGATTTAATTCGTTGTTGAATTTTACAGCGTCCGCAAGATTAAAAGAATCAATTTCAAAAATATTCATAGCAAGTTGGTTATCAACTTGTATTTATTGTCAGCAGTGTTATAGAGTTTTTGTTGAACTAGTCAAAACAAAAGCCCTTGCGGGCTTTTATTAGGCTTTGGCTTTGGCTTTGGACCCAAGCTTTTTTCCCTTGACTGGTTCAGGTGCAGCAGCAGGTGCAGCAGGAGCTGCAATTTGCGGAGCAGCGTATTGCGTGGTGGCCTGTCTGCCAGTGTCCACAGGTGCAACATTGGTTCCGGCTGTGGCCATGGCATGTAGATCTTGATATACCTGTTGTTGTGCGGCCCAGTCAAACACATAGGTGCCTGTGTGGCGTAACAGCACTCGCTTGTCTACCCACACTTTACCACCGATGTCTCGCCAGTTTTCGCAGAACATCCAGTCCTCGGAATAGTAGCGATTTTCACGCACAGCAGTGTCAAAGTAGGTTTTCATGTGCGGATCTAGATCAGCAGGCAAGCCAATGTCATTTTTAAACGGCTTCACAGCAGGATGTGATTTCAGCTTGTCAAACACATGTTTCTTGATCAACATAAAACCTGTGCCAGTCTTTGTGACTTCTTGCAGGCCATCGGGTCCTTCTTCGGCACCTTCAAAACCATTAACACACCATTTAATGGGCAATGATTTCATGGGATACAGACCGCCGATCACATCAACGTCACGATCCAACAGCACCAGCAAGTGCCAAGGTTCCCAGCCAATGTCAGCATCCACAAACATCAAGTGTGTTGAATCAGGATTGGTAAGAAATTTAGCAGTGAGTGTGTTTCTAGCACGAGTGATCAATGACTCATTGGTCATGGTTTCCATGGTCCATTCAATGCCCAATTGACGAGCAGTGTTTGACCATTTGATAAAACTCATAAACGTGGACTCGGTGAGTTGCCCTCCGTAGCAAGGCATACAAATATGCACACGAGTTTGTCGTATACGATCAATGTTGACTTGAATTTGACCAGCTTGTGGTTGTGAAGGTGCTTGGGTTGTGGGTTGGTTATCAGCCATTGTTTCCTCTTAAAACTAATGGAATATTTAACGCAGTTAAATTAACGACTGATTTTTTCTTGAATGTAGTCCGCGGATTCAGAGATTCCTGCCAATCGATTCCACATTCTTTCTGTGCCGCCCCAGGTGTTGTATTTGGATTTTTTAAAGCCACGATCCAGTAGTTCTTTTTCGGTGTAACTGCCCCCAATATGTGCAGGCTTTCTCCAGACAAAAGGCTCACTGGGATTCATACGTTTGTTCAAATCTTTTATTTGTGAAGACGGTAGGCCCGGTGGAAGATATTCATAATTTTCTTCGGGCACTATTTGTCTGTTCTTCACATAGT